CAATAGATTTCTGTTGTACAATTTGTTATTCTATGTACAGCTTTATGAATTGGATTATCAATATTAAAATTTAGACATGGGGCATTTACAAGAGTGTGATATGCACAATCATTATTATCCATATATCCAATCTCAGAACCTCCTGTAGTAGGATTAGCTAAGAAGAATATATGTTTATTCTTTTCGTAAATAGAGTGTTCACCAATAAGTTGGTATCCATCAGGAAAGTTTAAGCATAGCTCATTCCCAGGCTCATTCTGATAATTAACAGAACTAGCACCAAAGTTCTCCAAAGATGCATTCAATGCATAAGTTAGAGCACCTTTAGGAATTTGATTAACTGTTAAGTCAAGATTTAAACCTGTATTAGCAGTGTTAAATTCTTGAACAACATTACTCTGATTACCACCAAGAATCTTTCTTATCTTATCTAACTCGTCTGCCATGATTATTAATTATTACGTCTTCTACCATATCTATTGGTTCTGTTTGGTAGTTCGTACATATTGAACCTATTCAGATCGTTTTTAATTCTTCTCTGTTTAGTCCATGCATCTTGTTTCTTAATTTCAATATCAGCTAGAATGTAAGCTTCATCATGTAGCTGTTTGTAATATAGCATCTTTTGTTGAAGCTGATTGAAGGTCTCATCATTAGTTTGATTTGTAAGAGTTTCAAACACTTTATATTTAATAAATGCTTCAACAAACTCTCTGATACGATAGTTATCAGGAATTAACTGATTACCTATATCATCATACTCAGTAGCATAGAATAATAAGTGAACAATACCATTTCTAAAATTGGTTACAAACTTATTGTCTCTAATATCAAATGAATCTATTCCTGCAGAACCAGGAGTAAAGTTACCAGCAACACCAGCTTGTCCTTCTGCAACAGGTGCATAAAATGACCAATTGTTTGTATAATCTACACCACAGTTTCCTCTAGCAGAGATGTTACCTGGTTTAAGTAGATACTCTTGTCTATATGATCTAGCAACTTCTTGATTAGTTTTGTATACAGCTTGAATTAACAAAGGCATACACTCACCACCACAACCTGGTTGAGTACATTTAGGATTAGCACAATCTACACCACCTACAGTAAGGGGAGCAAGTTGAATAGTTGTTTGTGTTGCAGCTTGTGAATAGAATGAGTTAGCATTTTGATAAGGACGCTGTGGAATCTCAGAGCACATCCAAGCTTCTCTTACAGCATAAAAGTTATCTGGAAGTCTAGCTTCAAAATCAGAAATGTGTAATATCTCCTGAGAAATAACATAGGTTGTTCTGCCCAACTTCTTTAAACATTTGTCAAGGTAGGTTGGGAACAATAGATCATCTACAGCACCTGTATCAAAGTAGCTTTTTAATTCTTCTTTTACAGTGGCATATACAGGCTCAGGAGAAATGAAATTATATTTATAGTAGTATGACATGTTAAATTATTTTTTCCATTCTTGATAAATACATTGATATTTTTCGTTGGTTTTAATGTAATGGGAAAGTAGTCTTGAGGTTGTGCGTGATGGTTTGAAATACCACAAATCTAAATTTCTAAATCTAGCAGTGTCTTTAAACCACATCCATCCAAAGAAGTAGCCTTCTGTATGGTAGTTAAAGTTATAGATAACTTTTCCTTTTTCTTTTGTCTTTTGCCAATCTATAGGAAGATTGATAAATTCTTTACCATTGTTCTGTTTGATTTTCTTTCTCTTCTTTTTATTGATAGAGAACTCACCAAATCCAAATGGTAGTTTAGCTCTTTCACCAGTCTCTAGAATGTATTCTTTAAACTGTTCATTGTATGAATAAAGAATGTTTCTCCATTCATCAAAGGATAGTTTAATTGATGGATATCTTTTGCAGAAACTATTATAACTATCTCTGCTCCCACTTCTCCAATCTACCTTTATACGCATAAATATTATCTAGTTGGTGCAGCATTTGGAGCTTGTCCATCAATACCATCATCAGTCATATCTGTCTTCACTTGGAAGTATGTCTGTAATAGTTTCTGTGATGTAAGATCTAATACTTGTTTTTCTAAATATCCTGGTAAAGAGAATGGTTTATCTAGAGGATTTAAACACCATTCTTCATCAGTTGGTCCACAACCTCCACATCCAGATTCAGGATACATTATTTCATTTGGAACATCTTCTTCAAAACAAGCAGCAAGTCTAATAGCTTGTAGTAAAGGATTATTTACGTATAAATAATTATTGACAATCCAATAGTATTCTTGATTTTTAATGATAGGAAGCTTAAGGAGATTCAAATATCTATTGATAGTGGTTTCCTTAAGCTTCTTACCTTGTCCACTCATTGCATTGATTGAATAGACACCTTGTATTAAATACTGATAGTTTCCTTCAGATATACGAGGAAGTTTATATTTTGTTCTTGCTACAGTGCAAGGATCTTGATAATCACAACATTCAGAAATAGGAACTTGAACCATTTCTAAACAAGGAATGGTTGTAAACAAAGTATCAGTAGCCCAAAGTTTTCTAAGATTGGTCTCTCTTTTAACTAAGAGAATACTATTGTTTCTAATTTCAGATGCAATAGCTCTATCTGTAATCAACGAATCTGTTGATAACAATTTATGAGATGCACGTACATCTGAAACTAATTTTCTTAATGTTGCCATATTTTTAAATTCTACTTTCGAACTCTCCTATCTTACCATGTTGATTGTTGTAAATTAAAACAAGAGCAGCTCTTATACTATGTACAAAGTTATTATCTCTGTGCCATCTATCAGTTCCTGAGAGACTAGGCATTTGTTGGATTCTAACACCTTTAACTTCTTTAGCCATATAATGGTGTTTATCTCCTGTATGTATCTCACGATATGTAGCATTACCAAATGCTGATCCATATTGTGGATGTGTTGCAAACAATAAAGGAAGATCTTCTAACTTACAGTTACCATGGTGATAACCAATAAATGTATTTCCTAATATTGTAGCTTTTAATTCACTCTCTCTTCTATCAAATGTTATACCAGTTGCATTGTTAAAATACACTTGTAATGCATGTGCTAGATAGAATGATTTAGTTTTATCATGATTACCCTGAACAAGTAACACTTCTACATTCTCACAATGTTTGTAAAGAAGTTCAATTGCTTTAACAAGAAGATCAAATCCATGTTCATATTCTTCACCATATTCAACAATTACATCCTGAGGAGTTCCTGCTGTAGTTTGGTTTTGATAGTTATCTGTGTGGAAGAAATCATTTGATATAGGGAATACAACTGTACGTACATTGTAATTACGAACAACCTTTTTTAATAGATCCACAAGAACACTCATGTATGTTGCTTTTCTATTCTCAATACTATTATCACCATTCACAATTCTTTTAGCTAAGTGAAAGTCTGATAGTGATAATTCAATATCAACTGTTTCCTTATCCTCATCAACTATTACAGGTTGTGTAGTGAATGTGCTTTCGTAGTTTTGTAGAAACTTAGCAAAGTCTTCTGGTGTATAGTCTTTAGGTTGTTTTAGTTTAGAAAACACTGAAGAACTAAACTTTCCTGATGGTAAGAGCTTAGACCAATAGTTTGTAATAACATATTTGTCTAAGTTAATCTTGTGTAGTTTAGCTAATTCAATATCATCTTTAGGTTCAAAGTCAAGAACTAACGTACTCTCAACAGTTCCTTTTTCAACATTCACCTTTTTGACATTTTCAAAAAGAGGAATTGGTTCAATATCTTTATTTTTTAGTTCTAGTAATAACTCACTCACTTCATCTTCTGTAATTCCAAGCTTCTCAGCATAGAATTTTTTACTCTTTTTTTGTCTCAACAACTGTCCCAATTGTTGCAAAAGTGTTTGATTTTCAGACATACTTGGTCGATTTTAGTTAAAATTACTGTAAAGATACGAAATTGTTTTTTAAAAAACCAAATGTTTTTAATTAGAGATGTTATCCATACTAACTAAATTAGTTATAAAATAAAAAAACTCCCAGAACCTAAGCTCTGGGAGAACCCTGTAAAACCAACAAAACAGGGTTTTTGATTTCTTAAGCTGTTACAGGACCAGCATATAATTCTACTATTGTGGTTGCTGCTGTTACAGTCCATGTAGCTGTTGCTGTAACACCATATCCTGTTTGTGTATCTGTTGCAACAGCAGTAGGATTAGTATTTCTAAAAATGTTAGCGTTTGCTTCATCACATCCTACACCATTAGCAGCTGAAGTGTTTGTAATCTCTACAATATCACCCTCAACTATTACAAATGAACCAGAAGCACCAGCACCTAATACACCACTAGCAACAACAACAGAGTTTTTACTAACAGTGTATACTGCATTGTTTGGACATCCAGGAATCTTATTAGCATACCAGTATGCCATAATAGGAGCAATTGTTGTTGTGGTAGTTGTTGTTGTACTAGATGTAGAAGTGGTTGTGGTTGTAGTTCCTTCTACTGATACATAAATAAAATTAGTACATGTTCCTGTAGATACAATTCTAATACTTGTTGTACCATCAGGAACTGCAGAAGATGTATAACCACTCAATAGAGTGGCTTTTAATATCCCTGTAGCAAATGGTGTTAGATATCCATCTGTATCAGAGTACAAATCGAATGGTCCAGCATCAGCTCCAGCACTTGTTAATGTTATTAATACAGTCATATTTTATTTGGTTTATAAAGGTAATGTAGTAGTTGTTGTTGTAGTTGGTATACAACCATTAACTAGTTGACAGAAGTATGCTAATAATACAGGATCATTAGCAATAGTCTGAATTATCTGTGCAACAAATGCATCAGAACAAATCTTACTATCAATCTTCTGTAAAGCAACAGTTAGGGTGTCACAGTTCTGAATACCAGTGCAAGACAAGTTATCTCCATTATATTCAACGAAATCACTACTAACTATTCTGTTAGCATAGGGATCACAAGTTGTAGGATAAACTACTCTTACTAGTGGACCAAAACAAGGCATTCCAGGTAAACAAGCCATAAGGTTTTAATTATTAGGGGATGTACATTATGTAGTAACAAGATATCACAGGGTGGATAGTATTGTGTGATTGACCACCACCTTCATTACTATTAGTAATAGTAAGACCAATACCTGTAGTAGCTGTACTAGATTTACCAACATTTGAAATATTTGCTCCACCTGTAACTCTATATGATAAGTTATCATTTAGATCATTTCTAAATGTTGGATAACTTGTAGAAGTTACATCTGCACCATTAGCAATAGCAATACTGCTAAATTCATAGTGAAAATGTCCTGGATCACTAATAACAGGTGTAGCAGTGTGTGAGTGAGCAGGCATTTGACTAGCTGTAAGAGTCACATAAGATTCACCAGCAATTGTCTGTAATCCATAAGCAGGACCAGCAGCAACAATAGGATCTAATGGACCA